GGCGGGTGGCTCCGTGGAGCTTTCGACCATCCCCCATACGCTCCGCGCGTCGGTGAGTCGCTGGGGCAGGCGGGACGAGGATGGGTCGGCGGACTTGGTGATGCTCCAAGGCTTGTCGAACAACTTCGAGGAGCCGTCCGAGGTTGAGACGACGGGTGTAGTGCGGAAGGTCGGGTTGGCGATCTTCGAGGACCCCATCTTGGACGCCAAGGCCGTCGAGCGGGTCGGCAAGTTCGACTCGCTCATCGTGCCAAGCAAGTGGTGCCAAAGCGTCTTGGCGGGGTATGGCCTCAAATCACAGGTCATCTATCAGGGCTTTGACGGGACCGTGTGGCGTCCGGCCCCAAAGCGAAGGTCGGATGATCGCTTCACCATCTTTTGCGGTGGCAAGCTCGAATACCGCAAGGGACAGGACATCATGGTGGAAGCCTTCAAGCGGTTCCTCCAGACGCCCGAGGGGAAGGACGCCCTCTTGGTGACGCAATGGGTGAACCAGTGGCCGCAGACGATGGAAGGCGTGTGGGCCAAGGGCTATGTCCGGGGCATCCCGAACCAGACCATCCACGGCTGGGACATGGAAGGCTGGACCACCGCCAACGGAATCCCCGAAGGGAGCCATGTGGACATCGGGATGTGCAGCAACGCGGAGGCCGCGAACGCGATCCGCGAGTGCGATGTCGCCGTGTTTCCGTCCCGAGCCGAAGGGGCTACGAACATGGTCCTGACCGAGTGCATGGCCTTGGGGTTGCCGTGCATCGTGGCCCAGAACACCGGCCAGAAGGACGTTCCACGTGGAACCATCCTGCCGCTAGATACCCAACGCACGGTTGAAGGTCCATGTCGTCTCTATCGGGGCTTCGAGGGCTGGGGCGAGTCTGACCCTGACGAGATAGTTGAGGCCCTGAGACAGGTCAGGAATAAACGTGCCACGATGGAATCGCTTGGCGATTATGCTTCCGTCGAGATGCGCTCGTGGACATGGCAGGCCACCGTCAACAACTGGCGCGAGGCGCTCGGCGTATGAAGACTCGCGCCCAACTGCCCGATGTCCTCTCCGCGCTCCGGCTCACGAACAACGCCGTCGAGGTCGGCACCTATCGCGGGGATTTCGCCGTCCACTGGCTCGACCACTGGCCCGGCAACCTCATCTGCGTCGATGCGTGGCGCTTCAATCCGCAGGCCAAGGACATCCTCAACCATCCCCAACCGACGCTCGAACAGGTCTACGTGGGCTACATGGAACGCATGGCCCCCTACGCCCACCGCCACCAGACCATGCGGATGCTCTCGGTGGATGCGGCGAAGCAGTTGCGGGACGCAGAGGCGCAGTTCGATTGCATCTATTTAGATGCGGGTCACGACTACGACAACATCCACGCGGACATCGAGGCGTGGTGGCCGTTGGTGAGGCCGGGCGGGATGTTCGCGGGCCACGACTACCTCAACGCGACCGTGGCCGATGGCTACCCCGCTGACTTCGGCGTGAAGCAGGCCGTGGACGAGTTCGTAGCGCGCGAGCATCTCGCCCTCTCCGTCACTGACGAGCCCTTCCCGACATGGTGGGTGTTCAAGGGGGACAAATGAGATCGCTGGGACCGTGGAAACTAATGGGCGAGGCAGATAACTATTTCCTCTACAACCACACACCGAAGATCAACGTGCCGTGGTACATCGTGTTCTACGCCCGTCGATATGACTGCGACACAACCTACTACGCCATCCTTCCCCTATTCCCATTCCTTGCACTAGCGCATTGGTGGAAGTACGCCAGATGGTGCCTCGAAGTCATTGGCAAGATGAATGGCTGGTATGAGTGTGCTCCGGGCTTGATGCTCTCTGGTGGACGATGGAAGTTCCCGTGGAGGAAGACGTGACCCGCCGCCGCGCGATCTTCACGGTCGGCAAGGCGCGACTCATCATGGACTTCGACCTGTCGTCGAGTGTCCAAAAGGAGATGAGCGAAACCCTCTGCGCCGACAAATACTACGAGAACGCCACCACCGCGTTCCTGATGAAGACCATTAAGCCCGGCGATACCGTCATAGATGTCGGGGCGCACGTCGGCTACTTCACGCTCCTCATGGCCGTCTTGGTTGGACCAAGTGGCCGTGTGCTGTCCTTCGAGCCGAATCCCGAGAACTACCAGCGGTTGCTGAACCACTTGGCGATCAACGGCCTCACTAACGTCACGCCGTTCCATATGGCGGTCGGCGACAAGTGCGGTGTGGTGGACCTCTGGATCAACAAGGACAACGACGGGGGCCACGCGGTCTACGATGTCGGGATGCTCGCCCCCAATACGAAGTCCCGCGCCAATCCGCAACGCTATCCGGTCTGGATGACGACGATTGAGGCGGTCTGCACCAAGCACCCATCCGTGATGAAGGTGGATGTCGAGGGCGGCGAGCATAACGTGCTCAAGGGTTGTCCGAACGGCCCGCTGGTGGTGGTGTCGGAAATCCACCGCCCGGGGCTGGTCTTCATGGGGTCGAACGAGGACAAGTACCGCGCGTACATGGATAGCAGGGGCTACACGACCTACCTGCCCTGCGACGACGGCGCACTCCTCAACCTCACCAACAAGTCGGCGCGCGATAGCATGGTCTTCAACGTCGTCTTCGCGGGAGACTCCTATGGCGCGTAAGAAGCCCATTACCCATTCGAGTGCCCGCGTCAAGATCATGAAGGCCAAGCCCGGCGAAATGGCGACCATTGGCACCCCGACGTGGCGCGAAGTCGTCCCGCCGCACATCCAAGAGCCGTTGCACAAGGCGTTGACGGCGATGGAAGCGAACGACTACAAGACCGCCCTCTACTGGTTCGGTGTGTGTGCCGAGAAGGAACCGTTCTCACGGCCCGTCCTCTACTTCGGCGCGACGTGTGCGAGTGCCGCGTACTTCGGCCTGCGGGGGGCGGGGACCGACGCGCCCGGCCATCTCATCGAAGGCTGGCGAAAGTGCGCCGAAGACCTGACCATCGCGGCCTACGAGGTGGCACCGGACGATGCGGTGGCCTGCCACAACGTCGGGCGGTTCATTCAGGACTGTGGCAAGGACGCCGAAGCCTGCGAGTACTACCAGAAAGCCGCGCGCCTCGACGCCGGACAGGTCGAAACGTGGGCCAACTGGGGGACCGCACTGGCGCAGTTGGGCGACAAGGCCAAGGCCAACGAGTACTGGGACCGTGCGATCCACTTGGACGCCCGCCACGACTCGGGAATGATGGCCCAAGCGTATATCCATCTCCGTCGTGGCAACTGGACCGAGGGCTGGCGCTTGTTCGAGGCCCGCTGGCGGGACATTGAGTTCGTCCGTGGGTATGGCCGAAAGGACTTGGGCGCGCAAATCTGGCACGGGGAGCCCCTGAAGGCGGGCGAATCCGTATTGTTCCACGGGGAACAAGGCTTGGGCGATCATGTCCAGTTCGCGCGCTTCGTCCGTGAGGCCAAAGACCGGGGGATTCCGGTGTTTGGCATGGAAACCCGTGCGACCTTGAGGCGCTGGATGGCGAACGCGATGCCGGACATCGACATTTTCGTGCGGGATAGCGACAAACCGAAGGGCTACACGCACCACGCGAGCTTCATGTCCTTGCCGTACCTCTTGGGGACGACCGTCGAGACGATTCCGCCGCCAATCGCACCCCATATCGCCTTGCCGAAGGTGATTGAAGGGACGAAACGCAAGATCGGCCTCGCGTGGCACGGGGCGGCGGGCAATCCATCGGACATCTATCGTTCGGTGCCGCACGACAAGCTCATTCGGCTCGCGCCGGTCAAGGACGTGACGTGGGTGAACCTCCAATGGGACCCGAACGCTGATTTGCGGCTCCGCGCGTGGCTCGGCAACGACTGTATAAATGGATTGGAGGGCTGCAACGACGTGTATGACACCGCGCAGGTGGTCGCGGGGCTGGATATGGTCATCTGCGTCGATACCCTGACCGCCCACATGGCCGGAAGCCTCGGAGTACCGACGCTGATGCTCCAACGGTATAACCACGAATGGCGCTGGCTCTCGGGAACCGGCAAGACCGAGTGGTATCCGAGCGTGGAGCAGATACAGCAGAGCGCCCCGATGGTGTGGGACGACGTACTCGACGCCGTGGTGGCACGTCTGAATGGCTGACCTCCCGATCATCTGGAAACCGTTTCCGGGCTTCCAAACGAAGTTCATCAAGCGAGCTGAGTTTGAGGCGCTCGGAGGGGGATCAGTAGGTCCGGGCAAGACTCAATGTCTTATCGCGCTCGGCGCGCGCTACGCCCAACATCCGAAAGCGTCGGTCCTGTTCCTCCGCACGAACTACACCGATCTTCGGGATGTTATGGATCGGATGCAGGTTATGTACCCGCAACTTGGGGCGACGTGGAAGGAGTCGGAGAAGCGGTGGACGTTTCCCAGCGGTGGAACGGTAGAGTGTGGTTACGGCGATGGTATCGTGGAGATTTCCCGCTACTTGGGTCGCGAATTTTCCGCCGTGCTGTTCGATGAATTGTGCCAACTGCCCGACGAGTTTCCGTGGCAGATGCTTCTCTCGCGTATCCGGTCCACCGATCCGACCGTTCCGCTTCGCGCACGGGCTTCCGCGAACCCAATTGGTCCGGGCAGAGATTGGGTCAAGCGCCGGTTCATTGACGTATGCGGAAAGATGGGAGAGAAGGTCTTTACGGACTCCGAAACAGGTCGTACGCGGTCCTATTGCCCCGGAACGGCGAAAGACAATCCTATGCTACCGCCTGAGTACTGGATTGGCCTCAAGGACTTTCCGCCGTCGGTACAAGCCGCGATGATCTCGGGCGATTGGGATATGGCGCTCGGTCTGTTCTACCCCGAGTTGATGGAATCCAGCCATCTCTGGCTCCCGCAGTCACAGGCCCCGGAGTTCAAGGACTGGCACGAGCATTGGGGAGGGTTCGACTGGGGGTTTGCCCATCCAGCGGTGTTCTGTCAGTTGTCGCGGGTCAAGGACACGATCTACTGGCGAGACACGCTGTATATGCACCGCTTTCAGGACGAGGAGCAGGCCGCGACCATTAGTGGGTGGGCTGACCGACGATGCTTGCGGACAGTCTATGCGGGACACGATGCGTTTGCGGAGCGGAAGGCGCATAGTGCCGCGACGGAAACGGTCGCTGATGTATTTGAGCGGTACTCGATTCGCTTGGAGCGCGCGAATATTGACCGGATGGCTGGCGCGAAGGTCATGCGGAGGTTCTTTGCCCCGCCCAAGCCCGGCCCTATCTTGCGCGGACAGTTGACTTTACGTATACTGGACACCGAAGGGAACCGTCGGGCAGTCTCGGAGTTCGCGTCGTTGATCCCGGATGCACTCAATCCGAACGTACCGATGAAGCGGGATGCGAACGAGAAGGGCCTGAACGGTGACGATGGCAGCGATTGCGGACGCTACGCGATTTCTACCCCGACATTTGATCCTGTCGAGCCCCTTCCCCCCAACGTGACAACGAACGTCGCGGATGGCAAGGGCGCTCCCCTCCCGTGGGAGCCGCAGGCGTATGGCGCACGTCAGTTGGAGGACGGCACCATCGACCGCCGCACCTACACCATCCGCCACGGCCTCGACGAGGCCCAAAACCAGTTTGCCGAGGACGCTGATGGCGTATAGCCCCGCAGAAAAGCAGGCGGCGGTCGAACTTCTTGATGCCGCCAAGCGCCTTCCGAACACGTATCCGGCGAACAAGATCGCCGACGCCGCCCGATCCTACGCGATGGCCGTCATTACCAACCAGCCCTATGGGGAAGTTGCCACGCGAGACACCGCTTTTATGGGATCATTCCATGAGTGAACGCACCTACGATCCCCGCACCGCATTCCTCGGAATGAAGGCAGGGATGAAGCAGTTGGCCAAGAAGGCCAAGAAAGAATCGTCCAAGGGCCTGATCTCCGTGTCGGGTGACGCATTGTCGCCGACCGTGAGTGCAGGCCCCGCGACGTGTTGCGTGCTGTTGCTGGCGTTCGCCAAGGATGCCCCGATGGTGCCCGACGACTTCCATAATGTCCCGCGCACGAAGGAAGGGATTGAAGCCTACGTCCGCCCTGACGGCGGGATTTACCTCGGTGCGTACGAACTCCCGAACGATCCCGGCGGTGTGGTTCTGGTCTGGGGCGATCCCGCGATGTCGCAGGAGCAGGCCGTGGCGGCCTCGCTCGCCTATCGGAAGAAGTTGCAAACGCTGTTTACCGAGGGGCACAATACGGCCCCGCGTCCGATCTCCTTGGAGTCCTGAAATGGCTACGACCGTCAATTCCAACGGTGAAGCATCCTCCGCGCTGTCTGCCGCACTCGCCGCCGCTGGCTACACGAATCAGGGCCTGAGCGAACTCGCGACGGTCCAGCTCGCCATCGCGAACCTTATCACGTCGCCCGTATTTACGGGTGCGACCTCGTTCGCTGGCGTGGTGTCGATCACGAATACGACACAGGCCACGGCAGGACCAGCGGGGGCGCTTGTCGTCTCGGGCGGCATCTACTCCGCCAAGAAGGTCTACTCAATTGGCGATCTCACCGTCGGCGCGTCCACGTTCGTCGTCACGGCGGCGACGGGGGCGGTAGCGGCGAACGGGAATATCACCCTAAACACGAATGATACTTGGGTCGGCGTGAGCGTCAGCAATCACATCAAGTTCAACAACACCACCGATACAATCACCATTGCAACGGGCAATGGAGTGGCAGGGCTGTCGATTGTTGGTACGGCCCACGCCGCGACGTTTAGCGGTGCCCTCGCCATCACGGGCGCGTTGACGGGGGTGACGACAGCGGCGATCAGCGCAACGGCCTCGATCTATGGCGCGACTGCGGCTCCCGCGACGGCAGGTGCGGCGGCGGCTGGCGCGCCCATCAAACTGTACTCTGGCCTCCTCACTATCGAAGCGACGACCGACGCGCCGACGCATACCAGACCGAAGGGATCGCTCTGCATCAACACAGGCGGTTCCAGCACCACGACCCGCTTGTACGTGAATACGGATGGTGCGGGAACGTGGACGCCCTTCACGACTTCGGCGTAAGCGATGCGCTTCCTCAACTGGCTCCGTCGCCTGTTCGGCTGGAAGCCCGCGCCGACCTCGTGGGATCAGGCCGTGCGCGTCACCGATCCCGCACGGCTCGCCAAGCTCGCCCGCATCTACGCCGAGCAGGTGGCGTGGTGTCGGGAGCGTGGGTTCGTCATCCAGTCGCCCGACTGTCTGGTGACGTTGCGCGAGTGGCCGGACGGGCTACGCTCGCCCTTCGGGATCGCGAAGGTCCTGCCGCCGAACGCGATTACTGGCGACACGCACGGCACGCTCCTCCTGCACGAAGGCGTGAAGGACCCGGACGAGTCGTGGCTGATGGCGCACGAATCCAAACACGCCATTACCGGCATCTCCGATCATCCGAAAGACCTGTTCCCAACCTAGACCGAGGATCAATGACCGACACGCTCGCTACCAAGAACTTCGATATCTGGAATGCCATCCTCGACCCGTTCGAGCCCTTCAACCCAGAAAAGAAAGGGGCGCTGGTGGAACTCGTCGCCATCGACACGCCACTTCCTGCATCAAATACCCTGCGGCGCTCGCTTCGGCTGGCGCGCGAGGCGCTCCCAGACATTCTCGCCGAACGCGAGAAGTTGGCGGTGAAGCACGCGAAGAAAGATGCCGACGGGAACCCAGTCAAGACCGAGGATGGACAAGGGATCGAACTCGAAGACCAAAAGGCGTTCGTTGCGGATTTGGAAGCATTGTTCTCGCAGGATTGTCCGCTGGTGGGGGCGAAGACGGTGAAGGTGTCGGAGTTGGGGAACATCGTATTTGCTGGCGAAAAGTTGGATCGACTCAATGCGTTCGTCATTGACGACGCCTAACACAAGGACACACGATGGCACGCAAACCGAAGGCCCACCCCACACACAAGTCAGTCCCGCCGACGCCTGACGTGCCGACGCCGATTTCCGTCTTTGTCGCCGCGCCTGCCAAACCCGCTCCCGTGGCGAACGAGCCCAAGATGCCAGCGGACGCAGGCGTTGCCCTCTACACGGATCGCTCGGGTCCGCCGATCAACACGGGCCTCACGGAAGGGATCAATAACCTTGCGACGATCACGGCGGACGCACGCCGGTCAGTCGCGGAACAGGCGGAGTAACCGATGGCCACGACGACCAGCACGCTTTCCGGTATCAGCGGTGCCGCAGAAGTCCTCCTGTTCGGCCAGCCCGCGACGACCACGATTATGACGGCCACGGCGACTGCGCTCGACGCGACCCTGACGCCCGCCGCTGACCAGATAGCCCGTATCTTCTACGTGACGCTCTCCTACTCAGCGGCCCCCGCTGTGTCGGTGTTCACGATTGAGGACGGCACGACGGTCATCTGGCAGGCCGAGATTTCGGCAACGGGTCCCTTCGTCTACAACTTCGACTTCTCGCAGAAGCCGCTTCGCAGTTCGCGGGGCGCGGTCCTGCACGCCAAGGTCGGTTCGGCGGGCGGCTCGGTTGTGCAGACCATCAGCTTCTCCGGCGACAAGATCAAGGCTCCGTGACCGCGATCCTCGTCACCGCACTCCTCGTCGGCTTTGCCTATTGGCTTTCCGTCCGGCTCCTGCCGATCCTCGAAGCCAAGTGGAAGCGACAGGCCGACATCGCCTCCGACCGCAACAAGATTCGCGCCCGCTATGCGCTGGTCGCCGAACGCGAAATCAAACTGGCCGAGTCGCGCGCCGAGAAGCCGAAGGACCGTCACCCGATGCCCGCCGATCTTGCCGCACGGATTGCGGGATGGGACGACGAGTTCGCCCGCGAGGATGAACGGAAGTACGTCGAGCAACTCTACGCCGAGACGGGGGATTGGGACGCCGTACGACGCGCCTACGCACCCCCACTGGCTGACAATCAACCCGAGAAGCAGGTGACGGGATGACGGGACCGATCTACACGCCGGGGATGCCCCCGCTGCTCCTCCCGCCCTCACTCTTAGGGATGGGGGAAGCCCTGCCGCCCGACGATACCATCACCGAACAGGCGATGGCGTTGGCGCAGGAGGAACAGCGGAAACTGGAACTCGAAAACGAGGAGAAGCGCAAGAAGGGCCTCAAGGCCATCTTCGGCGACAATTTCCCCTTGGTGATGGACCACGAGCCGGAAGACGGCGACTGGACCCGCTACGTCGAGTCCCTGTGGGTGAGCCGTACCCCGGGTGTCCAGCGCCAGATTTGGCAGGCCGAGCGCCACCGGCAGTTCCGGGCGGGGTCGCAGTACCAGTCCCGCATGAACGCCTATGGCGCGTGGCGGGAACCGGCGATCCCGCGTGATACCGTCCGTATCGTGGACAACTGCATCCGGCCCGCCTTGGCGTGGCAGATGCAGGTGGTGGCCGAACAGCGTCCCGGCTGGGCCTTCAAGCCTACGAACACCGACGCCGACCGCCTTCGCAAGGCCAACGCCCAACAGCGGGCGGTGGAGTACCAGTACGACGCGCAGAAGATGCGGGTGAAGATTCAGGAGGCGATCTACTGGGCGCAGACCGATGGCGCGTCCTTTATGATGTCCTATTGGGATAGCGAAGCAGGTCCGTGGGAGGAGTTGGAGGAAGGCAACGGCCCCGTCCCCTTGGGCGAGCCGTGTTCCAAGGTCTACCGCATCGAGCAGGTCCGCGTGTCGCCCGAAGCGAGCGCGACCGTCGAGCCGATGGACTGGCTGATCCGCGAGATTCTCCCGCTGTCGCAGGCCGTGGCCTTGTACGGGCCGGAAGTCGCGGACTCGCTCGACCAGCAGTTGATCGCCAATCAGGTGAGCCAGTTCGGGACGACGAACCAGTACGCCTACCAGCCGCTCTTTCAGGACCAGAAGACGGTCAGCCGCTACACGTTGTTTGCCCGCAAATCCCCGTGGCTTCCCGATGGCCTTACGGCGGTCATTGTCGGCCAGAAACTTGTCTACGGTCCCACGAAGCTCCTGATGGGTCGTGTGCCGATGATCCGCTTCACGGACGGCTCGGAAGACCCCTCGTTCTACCCCACGGCTCGCATCAACTTGGCGATAGCGCCGCAGATGCGCGTCAATATGCTCTGGTCCAAGTGGTACGAATCCATCCGCAAGAACTCCGGTGGCCGCTTCGCCACGAAGACGAACGCGGTGTCCGCCGAAACCTTTGTCGGGGGCGAAACCTCCCTCCTCGAAGTCCGCACATCGGGCGACATCCGCGAGTCCATTATGCCGATCCAAGGCTTCACGGTCGGCGCGGACATCAAGGAAGCGTTGGACCGTGAGAAGGACATCATCGGCGACCTCACCGGATACACGAAGGAAGCCCGGGGCCAGTTCTCCAGCGACCAGTCGGGCCGCGCCATCCTCGCCCAGCGCGAGCAGTTGGAGCGCGTGTTCGCCCCGCTGGTGATGGCGACCGCCGAGGCGATGGCGGAGTGGGCGAAGCAGATGATCGGCTGGATGCGCTTCGGCTACCAGATTCCGCGCAAGATCGCGATTACGGGCAAGGACCGTTCGGACCTCGCCACGGAACTCACGGCGGCGGACTTGGATGGCATTGTGGACGTGACGGTGGACCCCGAGACGATGGTGCCGCAGCCCAAGGCTTTGCGCCAGTGGTTGCTCGACAACGCCTACGACCGCCAGTTGATCTCCAAGGAACAGTGGCTCGAACGCTCGCCGTTCGGGGACGTGCGCGATATGGAAGGTCCTGCTAAGGTGCAGTTCGCGAAGGCCAAGCGCATCACGGAAGCCCTGCGCCTCCGTCAACCAGCCGAGCCGTTGCTGTGGCAGGACGACGACGCGACGATGCAGAACATCCTCGAACGCGACCTGATCCTCGCGGGCGGGGTGGAAGACGATGTGCGGAGTGCCGCGCTCCAGTTGTGGCAGGCGTACGCGGAGCAGTCCACGAAGAAGCGTGGGCCGCAACCGCCTGCGCCCGAGTCACCGGAAGGCCAGTACCAGAAGTTCATTGGCGACATCACGGGTCAGGCCAAGCAGACGGCAGAGAACTTGGTGTCGCAGGTGGTGGAACAGCAGATCGGCTTGACCGCTCCGCCCGCCCCACCGATGGCAGGACCGCCCGCCGAGGGTGGAGAGCAGGAACAGGGGGCACCGCCCCCGAAGGGCATGCCACAGGACCCGAGAACCGCTCCGGTCCTGAATGGTACGCCGTCCGTCGCGGCAGGCCCGATGTCTGCCGCTCCAGCCGGTGCGGTGCGGTAACGCACTCCACCATCAGAGGAAAGAATGACCGCACCCGCAGTCACACCATCAACCCCGGTAGTGGAAGCACCCGTCCAGCCGACGCAGGCCGTTCCGTCCGTCACGCCCGTCATCGAATCGGTCGCCAAGGTCGAGCCGGTGGGCCTCAACGCGATGATCGACAAGATCGCGAGAGAGAGCAAAGTCGGTGTAGATGAGGTCGTGGCCCAACAGCCCGAGCCGACCCCCGTGGCCACCGACCCCAACGCCCCACCGCCGCCCGTCGCGATTGGCGCGGAAGGCGAGATCAAGGTGGACGGGGACGACATCACGCTTCGCGCCGAGCGGAACGCGGACGGGACGTTCAAGACGCAGATCGACCCGAGCCAGAAGTTTGACATCGAAATCAGGGACCCCGAGACAGGGGAAATCCGCAAGTATACGAAGTCGATGCCCGAAGTCCTCCGCATGGCCCGTGATGGCGTGTGGGGCCAGAAGGTGAAGGACGAAGTGAAGTACTACCGCGATAATGTCGCGGATTGGCAGAAGTCGCACGAGCAGGTAAGCCAGAAGGTGACGACCCTCGAACAGACGGCGACGAGCCTTCAGGAGCAGTTGGAAGCGCAGATGGCGTTGAACCGCGAACTCCTGACCGCAGAAGATGAAGTCGTCATCCGCCGTCGCGAGGAGTTCGCGCACGAAATGAGCCCCGAACAGCGGCTCGCCAAGTTGGAAGCGCAGATTCGTCAGGAGCGGGAGAACGCTCAGATGACCGAGCGCCAGCAGGAACTCGCCCGACACGCCGACAGCTTTATCCAGACCCGCCTTGCGCCGGTCCTGATGCAAGCCGAAACGGCGTTGGGTGGCAATGACTTCGCCCGTCAGTTGGTGGCGGGACAGATCGCCCTGATGACAACGCCCCTTCTACGGAACGGGCAACTGCCACCGGAGGCGTGGTCCAAGGTCGAGGCGTACGTGCGAGGCCCGTTCCAGTCGTGGGTCCAGCAAACCGCCGCGTTCCAGCGCACCCAAGAGACACAAGGCGAGGCCCTTCGGAAAGCCCAAGCACAGGCCCAAGCCGCCGTCAACTCCACCGGACAGTTGCTCCGTCCCGTGGGCAACGTGAACGGCGCAATGGCTCCTGCCCCACAGGGCCCACCGAAGGACATGAAGGATGCCATGAGCAGGATCATCAATCGACCTCTAGCCAGCGCAGGCTAACAGCCGTAAGTCGTTGGTACGTAAGGAGTTACTTTGGCTCAGAATGTGACCTATATCTCAGACACCGAACTCACTGGTGATCTGAAGAATCTCTACGAGGACATCCGCACGGAGCTGGTGCCCATCGTGACGCCGCTGATGTCGGCGATCAAGAAGAAGGGCCCCGGTGGCGCAGGCAACGTGTCGTGGGGCGGCAACAACCTGTATTTCGACATCGTGACGCAGACGGAAGTGAACTGGTCGTGGTCTTCGACCGGCCAGCTCCCGTACTCGACGATGGCGCAGGAAGTGCAGGGCAACGTCGGCATCGCGCGGTTCTATATCACGCGCGCCTTCGACCGCCTTGCCACCACGGGCACGCAGTCGAAGCAGATGGCGTTTATCTCGCTCCGCGAGAAGATTACCAAGGCGTTCGCGTCGGGCTTCCAACTCGGCATGGAAGAGGCCCTTCAGGGCAACGCCACGGGCGTGAAGGCCGTGGTCATCACGGCGGCATCGACGGTTTCCATCGTCGTGCAGAGCCCCTACGGCGTGTCGGGCGCAGGCCCCGGCGGGTTGTGGCTCAAGCCCAATATGTACGTCACCGTCTACGATTCGACGGGCGTGACGAACAACGGCACGGCGAAGATCAGCGCGGTCGGTAACGTCCTGACCTCGGCGACCGGCGTGTGCACCCTGACGCTGGCGACGGGCATCACGAACGGGGCCGCGACGGACATCGTGGTCGCCGCGAACCAGTCCGGCTCGGCGCTCAACGCCCAGTGCAACGGACTCATCAACATCACCAACCGCGCCAGCGGCTATACGACCCTGCACGCGGTTTCTGCGGCGACGTATGGCAACTGGGACGCGCTGAAGTACACGGCGGGCACGAACACGGATGCGACGACCGCGCAGGAGATGGACATCTGGACGCTGGCGACCGATCTGTTCGCCAAGTCCGGCATGAGCGCGACGGCGAACCCGAAGGACTACCTGATCGTGACGACCTTCGGCATCGGCAAGCAGTTGATCCAGAGCGTCCTCTCGCAGCGGATGCTACCGGTGACGGGTGCCGAGAAGCTCCGCCTGCCGAACGGCTACGAGTGCGAAACCATCCTCGGCATCCCGCTGGTGATGGACCCGTACTGCCCGCTCGGCACCGTCTACCTGCTCCACCTGCCGTCCCTCAACTGGGTCGATGCGCTCGATTGGAGTCCGGTCCAGTACGAGAACAGCGGCTCGGTGCGCTTCGTGACGGGGCAGGATGCGTTCGAAATTAGTATGGCCACTTACATGAACGTAATGACATCTCAACGGAATGCACACGCTTCTATCATAGGGTACACCGATAGCCAAGGCTTTAACTGGGTTAGGAGCAATGGCTAGCTAGCTATGTCTTGCGTGTTGGGGTATCGTGACGCTATGTTACAGTACCCCAACACGGAGGACCGGTGGTATACAAGTGCAAGGTGTGCGGTGAGGAGAAGGACGGTTCTGAGTTCTGGCTGGATCGCTCGAAGCATCGGTGCAAGGCGTGTCTCAATGCTTCCATGCGCGAGAGCTACCATGCGAAGTACAGAAATCTTCGGATCGTCAAGCGAGTTGCCACACGGAAGGTCAGGGTTCGACTACCATCGACCCATTCGGATATCGAGCGGGCCTACATGGCTGGAATCATGGATGGGGAGGGGTATATCGGATTGGCGCAGCATGGGCGTGGTGGCGGGAAGTCCATGCGAATCGGCAGGATCACCCTCAACGTCAGAGTGGTGAATACGAACCGAGATATGATGGAATGGATCGCTACACGTTGGCCTTCCGCTCTGAACTATCAGTCGTCCGATCCGAGTAGCAATCGCAAGGCAAGGTGGGTGTGGTCACTGAATGCGAACAACGCTCTGCACTTTTTGGATGAGGTCTATCCCTTTATGGTGGCGCGTCGTCCGCAAGCCAAGGTGGCGATCCGTTTCCAGCGATATCTCCAGTACACAGGGAAAAAGAGAAGCGAGAAAACGGATCGGCTACAGGAGCAGTTCGCTGGGATCGTCAGATTGTTGAACCATCGTGGGCTTCGGCCCTAAGACAACGCCGGTATCTTCCGGCAAGACAGTAACAGAACAGGAGCCAACAATGGCACCGCTCAAGACGCCGTGGCCCCGGAACTTCCGGCCCGCGCCGAACAACTTCGCTGCACAGTTCCAGACGCTTTCCGCCGCCATCGGGACGGGCGGACGTGCCCTGACGGGTACGGCGACCACGACCGTCTTCGTGCCGGTCCCGCGTGGCCGCACGTTCGTCATCTACAACGCCGCGATGCAGGGGCCGACCGCCGCTGGTGGGTCGGGAGCAATCACGGCCCAACTCGTGCGCTACGATGCGACCAACTCCTCGGCGGTGACGCTGAGTGCGGCCACGTCCATCACGGCGACGATCATCGCTTCGGCGACGGTCAACAACGTCGAGTGGACGGTCACGCCCGCTTCGACGAGTGCCAACGTGTGCAACCCCGGCGATTCGCTCTACTGGGAAGTCGCGGCTGCTGCTACGGCGGCGACCGCCCCCGAACTCAAGGGCACCGTCGAAATCGCGATCATCTCGTAGTTCTCTCATTCCTCGGAGCTTCCCGTGTCTGCATCCCAGCCTGATCCGTCCTTTCATCGCCGTCCCGAAGTCTTCGGGGGCGGGCCGACCCTTGTGAGTCCCCGTGGGGAGCCCCTGCCGCCGATGGATGTCGTGATGCGCCTCCGTGAACTCGATGAGCGGTTGAGCGTCGAGTGGGTGGAGGGCGCGTGGGGCACGTCGTATTTCGGCCTCTTTGAGCGGTGGAAGCAGGGAGACAAGCGGTGGGAGCGGGTGCAGAACGGGGAGATTCCCGAGAAGTCGGCGCGTGACCTGATCCAGATGTTCCCTCGCCATTGTCCCGCGCCCGAGATGGCGGCGTACGTGGAACAGCGGTGGGGCGGTCGGGCGATTGGCAATCCCGTCGAGGAAGCCGAACGTGCGGTGGAAGCCGCGAAGGCACGCCTTGAGCGGGCAAAGGAAGCGGCGGTGGACAAGGCCGTGGATACGTCGATGGATCGGTTCAACACGGAAACCGCGCATGACCGGCGAGTCCGTGGCGGGACCGAGAAGGCACATCCGATGGTGAGCGGAGCAGATTTCGCCGAACCCAAGCGGTTGATCGAGGTGAAGTAAGATGGCAATGACGCGAACCCAACTCACGGCCCTGATTCGAGAGGTCATGCAGGCCACCGGGTCGAACCAGTGGTCTGACGCCACGCTCCAGACGTGGGCGGGGCTCGCGCATTGGCAGGAGTACGCGAACCTGCTCAACATCATCAACTCCTACCAGATGCAGGCCGTGACCGTGACGCTCGACAGCGACGGGCGCTTCACGCAGGCGTCCCTGACCACGGGGACCGGCAACACGGCCAAGAACTTCTATCGGATGCTCGCACTCGCCAAGCCTACGTCGTCTGGCGGGTATTTCTATAAGCAGAGCCAGTTCAAGTTCGACCCGAACCCCGCGTTGAGCGCGGCCCCGAACTACATCTGGTATCCCTACGGACGGTACATTCAGGTGTCGCCCGTGGAATCAGGGACCACGCTGACCGCGACCGTCAACTTCCGTCCTCCGCGTGTGGACCAGTTGGCGGCGGATAGCGATGCCGTGGACTTCCCTGATGGCTACGAACCCCTCCTCGCGTGGCGGGCCGCTGGCTTGGCCTTGCGGAAGGGCGGGGCGGAAGCGCAGGCCGCGTTTATGATGGACGCGATGGCGAAGGAAATCCGCGAAGAAATGCTCCTCGACCTCGGGCGCGTCGGGACGACCCCGATCATCGCAGGGGCCTTTGATGACCCCTCGGACTGGGGGCAATAGCGAATGGCTGAGGTTCGCGAAAAGGCCCTTTGGATTGGCGGTTTGAACGCCGTCTCCGACCCTGCCGCGCTGACGCCGGATCAGGCGCGGCAGATGGTGAACGCCCGCCATACGACCTATGGCTCGGCGACCCGTCGCGGGGGCACGCGCAAGTGCCTGAGCGCGGCTATTGGACTCTCCGCGACTTCCAACGTCGGTATCTACTGGCCGAAGTTCACGAAGGTTTGCGTGGTCGGTGGCTCGACGCAGAAACTCTACACGGCAGACCCGCCCTCGTCCTTCACGACGACGTGGACGATGACGATGGACGCGGGGACGGTGTTCAAGGCCCTCTCGCTTGCCATCTTCGAGGACGCCACGACCGAAGTCATCTACGGGGAATCGCAGTCCGGTGGCCTCTACAAGTGGGATGGTACGACCTCGACCAACGTGACGGCGGGTTCGCCTGTCTCGGTCAACGGCATCTGCGTGTCCGGCAACCGACTCTGGGGTTGGAATAGCGCGGCCTCGGCCAACTCGGTCTACTACTCGGCCCTCGAAAACGGCGATACGCTCGGCGTGGCCGCATCGGGCGGCGGGCAGATCGTGGTGCAGACGTATGGCGATCAGGACATCATCGCCTGTCGGCCCGTGGGCGCTTCGCTGATGATCTTCCATCGGTCGGGCTTGTCCCGCCTGACGGGGTTCGGTGAGTCCGACCTGTCGGTATCGCCCCAACGGGCGTCGGACGACATCGACATCTGCGGCCAGAACGCGGTGGACATCTTCCACAACTCGGCGTGGGTCGCGACTCCGCAGGGCTTGTATCAGGTCACGGAAGGCGCGGCGACCCCTATTGGGACGCCCGAGAAGCCGGACCCGACGATTGCCGCGATTGCCGCATCGTCGTACCGGAACTTGGTGCAGGTCTTCGCGAATACGGCGACGTTCGAGATTTGGGTCATCATTCCGGGCACGGGCGTCTACGCCTACAACATCCTGACGGACGCGTGGTCCGGCCCGTGGAACGGCGCGATTTTCGCGGCGGTGGCCCCGTCCATCCCGTTTGCCATCAAGGAATCGACGAACAAGACGCAACAGCGCGTGGTCTTGCCGCCTGATGCGGCAGGGCTGATGTGGGAAGTGGACTCGCCCGACTGGTTCACGGATAGCACAGCGGCGGCAGGAACGGGCGGCTCGGCCTACACGATGACGTTACAGGCGCATCGGTGCTTCACCGAGGAGCGGACGAACTCGAAGTCATGGCGGTGGGCGAATGTCACGGCGTTGCTCACGGCCTCGGCCACGGCCCCGACGTGCGTGGTCCAGTCGATGTTGGGCGGGGCGACGACCTCGACATTCAACACGCCGATTGCGGCCCAGTGTATCTACTACCAGCCGGGCGCAGGCACGGGCCCGTATCTCGACGTGACGATCAATGACGGGGCCTCGGTGCAGAGCGAGTACCTGATGGTGGAAGTCATTGGCAATACACTGGGGCATCGTTAGGATGGCCGACTACAAGCGCCTCAACCCCTTCCAGCCCTCCACGTCGCCGTGGGACCAGAGCTTCACGGCGGGCGGGAATCGCGGGAACATCATTTTCCCGAGTGCGGTCCCGCCGTTTGCGAGTCCGTTGGTACCGATTGCCAATCAGTACGACCTGAACATCATCGGGGCGAACAATCCGCCGATTGCGCCGGGCATTATGTCGCAGAACGTCCTGATCTACTCGGGCGATCTAGCGAACGCCGCATGGACGCCGGGCGTGGCGACCCTGAAGACGGACTACATTCAGGCTCCGGACGGGACGCTCACGGGTGCCAAACTGACGGCGACGGGCTCGGATGCGAACATCGTGCAAACCAATATCGGGCTCGATTCGACGACCCGCGTGACCTTCTCGGCCTATCTGAAGTTCGGAGCGGTCGCAGGGACGGACACGACCCAAATCGGCATCTATGACGTGACGGCGGCGGCGTGGATCACCCGTGCAGGCGTGACATGGACGGCGGGGGTCGCGACAGGCATGGCGTCCGTGGGTGGAACGGGGGGCGGGAGCTATATCATTACGAGTGCCGGAGGCGGTTGGTATCGGTGCTCCGGTGTTACGAACGGCGTCGTCACGTATACGAACTCCAACACGTTCATCATCTACGTGGCGGAAGCGGCAGGCGGGGCCAACGGCGATTATGTCTATATTTGGGGTCCGCAGGTTGAGGCAGGCATCAACCTCTCGCAGTATGGGGCGACAGCGGCGGCACGCGTTTAGGAAGGGACTCTTTCGGAGTACGTTATGCCTACCAATGTGTTGCAGAAGAACCAGTCCTACCCCGAACTCGGCTATCGCATTGATGGCGGGGGGATCGCGTTCGACCTCGAAACGGGCCAGCCGTTGTCGCGGCAAGAGGTGGACGCGCGGATCGCACAGGCTGAGGCCGTAGACCCGTCCTCACAGGACTATGCCGACCGCGAGAAAAAGCGCGGTGGACTCGCTGGGGTATGGGACAGAAATGACCATATCATCAAGCCAATCCTTGCGACTGCGGCTACGGTAGCTGGCGGGGGACTGCTCAACAAGTTCCTCGGCGGGGGCGGGATGCCAAGTCCCGGCTCTACAAATGGCGGCGATGGGCCAAGTTCTATGCCGAACGGTGGCGGTGGAAACTTTCTGAGTAAGTTGATCCCCAGCCTTGGTGGTGGTGACGAGAACGGCGGTGGAGGAATGTCGGCAAAGGACTGGCTCGCCGCAATCAGCGGGGGCGTCGGCGCTGGCCTTGACTACAAGACGGCCCAATCTGCCCTAGAGGAAGCCAAGAACCAGTTCGCGCGTCGGCAAGGCCAGTCGGAACTCAGCACGGCGGTCGGGGCTCAGGACCGCCTCAATCGTGCGCCGATGGCGGATAACGCCCAAGCCTTGCTGAAGGCGAGGATGGGGAGTGCGCCAACGACGTTCGCGCCCCGCGACTACACGCGCGGCCCGATGACGGCACAGACGATGGCCGCGCCCGCGACGGGTGGGCCGCAGGACGCCTTGGCAAGCGCACGGACGGCGGCGGCGAACTATCAGCCGGGTCAGGGTGGGGTGGATACGTCGGCGTTGGAGATACTCAAGAAGCGGATGTTCCAGAACGCTAAGGTGGGGGTCTGACAATGAAAGCGCCGATGCCATACAGGGCCGATCAGGGCTACCTCGACCAAGAGGAGTCGAAGGACCAGACGCTAGAGGCGGATCGCGCCGTCGCGAACGACAACGGCTCGTCCACGCCTCCGGCCCCCAAGCCGTATCAGGCCCCTGCACAGGAAGGGGTGAGCGAAGCGCGGCCTGTCACACAGGCTCCGACGTTCTCGCAGATGCAGGCGGCGGGAGAGGCGCGGCCTCCGATGCCGGAGAGTGCGCCGGACCCTTCGGCTGGTCCGCCCGCCCCAATTGCTACGCTCTCTGGCGACTGGCAGGCTCCTACCGCCTCGGCGGGGTCGAGTCCGCTGATCGCGACGGCGGCGGGCGGGACGATGACGCCGGAAGGGGACGCGGCGAACCAGTTCCGTGGCTACGAAACCGATCAGGGCGGGAAGTTCGGCGGGTACGATAGCGTGCCGCTCGCGAACGACCCACAGGGCCGCACGTTCAAGACGTACGATCAGGATTTCGTCAAGAACGCGAACGCGATGAAGCAGGTTCCTCCCTTGAGTGAAGCGGAGTGGCAGGCGATGACCGCCGCTGATTCCGGCGCGAACGCGGTGAAGGACAAGATCGCGAACGGCCAGCCCGTCAGCGACAAGGAACTGGCGTTCGTGCGTCGGGCGCGGGGGATGGAGCTTCAGCAGGACACCGCTTCCCCGACCTTTGGCACCTTCGGGACGAAAGCTGGTGGTACGACCGCCGCCGACCCCGCCGAACAGGAACGCCTCCTCGCGGGTCAGGCCGATGGCACGGTGCCGAAGGGACCGCAGGCCTACACGCCGCCAGTCCTCAAGTCTGCCTCGCCAGAGGTACAGAAATCCTTCGATCCGGGCGGGGCGAACGCCAGTCCGGGCAACATCATCTCTCCGACGCCACAGCAGTTCACGGCGCAGGAAGGTGTCACCGCTATGCCCGGCAAGGTGGCGAACGTGCCGGTGCAGGGCGGATCGGCTCCGTCCAGTGGGTCAGGGGCAGACGCTACGCCGGGCTCGGCGGACATCCTCGGGATGCTGATGAAGGGCGCGGCGGGGCAGGGTGCGGGTGGCGACGTGCAGAAGGCGACCAATGACGCACTCCTCGAATCACTCAAGAACCCCTCCTCCTACGGGACGAAGGAAGTACAGGACGCCTACGGCTGGCTCGGCGGGAATATCGACGACGAGTACGCCTTGCGGGAGCGGCAGTTGAAGGAGGATATGTCGCGTCGTGGACTCAGCGACTCGACGATCAACTCCGGCAACCTGAAGGACCTGAACATCGGCAAGCGGAGCGCGAAGGAATCGATGGCGTATGACTTGGCGCAGAAGCTCGCGGATACGCAGTCGGGTGACAAGCGCGCGGCGATCTCGCAGGGCTTGACGGGCGGGACGACGGCGCAGGGGAACCAGATGGATTGGCTCAAGGGCCTGATGGGCTACGGCCAGCAGGGATTCGAGAACGATATGTCCACGGCGAAGTTCAACGCCGACCAAGAGAACAACTGGCAGGACTTCCTGATGAAGATGTTGGGTGCTGGCTACGGGGGAGGCTAACACTATGGCTGGCAACTGGGGTGCGATTCTGGCGGGCCTCGCAGGCGGCGCAGGCTCGCTCGCGCAGTCGATGGACAAGAACGAACAGCGGGCAGAGGAGCGTCGGCGTCAGGCGATTGCCGAGGCGATCCAGATGCTCGCCGTCAAGGACACCTACGGCCTCACTGAACTCGAAGACGGGCGCACCGACAAGGACGCCCTGACACTTGGCGCGGTCGATCAACTCTCGCAGACCAAGCCCGGCGTGCAGGCCGCGAGCATCGGTGGCCCGTTTGACACGTCCTATAAATCAGGCAAGACGTACACCGAACAGCGCGAACCTCAAATCGAACACGGCCCACAGCGCATCGAGACTATCGGCGCGCGGCGGTATCTGGCCGACCCGTCGCAGGGCAAGGAAGCTCGCGCCGAGCGGCGTGGCGAGCAATCTGCCGAGCGCAAGGCGGACGCCGATTGGCGGCGGTTGCAAGCCTCGCTCACGGGCCAAGAGAAGATCGCCAATCTCCGTGCCAAGGCGGCGGCAGATCAGGCGGCGGCGGCGCTAGCGGGTCGATTCCAGATGCAGGATAAGGGCATCACGGCGGCACAGACTCGCGCCGAGACAATGGCAGATGCCCAGCGCGGGATGATCGGCGGCGTGACGCAGACGATGGAAGGGGATACACCGATGGTCACAGCGTACACTCGCGGCGGCGGCACGCGCCAGCTTGGACAGGCAGTACCCAAGGCGGGTGCGGCCACGAAGGTTGAGACTGGTCTTGCGGCAGGAGAGGCAGAACGGTCCTACCGTAATCTGCTCGATCCGAAGACACAGAGGATTGCCAACCCGCCGAACTGGGCCGACCGTACTTTGTCAAAGTCGGATGTTGGAAATGTCCTCGCGTCAGACGCCGGAAGCGCCTACATGAACAATGTGCGTGGGCTCATCCGCGCGTGGGTGGTGACGGTGGAAGGCAAGCGGATGTCTGATGCTGATGCGCGGGTCAACGAGATGCTCAAGTCCTTCCGTTTCGGCGGTGGACAGATCGCGGACGAACAGACAAAGCGTCGGCTTGAGGGGATGTACCGTGACATCGTGAAGGCGGTCAAGGGGAATCAGGGCGCACCGAATCCTGCACCCAACACCGCACCACAGGCGAGCGGAGATCGTACGACTAAGTATCGGAGTCCGAATGGATAACCCGACCCCAAAGCAGATTATCGAAACGCTCCGACGTGAACTGGCACGCCTCAAGGCGTCCGGTGCGTCTGATGAGGACGTACGCGCCGAAGTGGATGCCGCGCGTCAGGTGATGCAGGAGTTCGCGCAGAGCGACCCTGAACGCCGCAGCATTTGGGACGCGACGGGCGCATTTGTGCAGACGCTTTCTGACGGACAAACCTTCGGCCTCAGCGGACTCGGCTCGGCGGCGCTGGAAGCGTGGCTCAAGCATCCCATCGACATCAGGAACCCTGACGCGGGAGCCGCCGCTGGATTTATGAAGGAGCTTGTTGCGAACCGCGATGCACAGGTAGCGAGCAAGGATCAGTTGCCGTGGATCGCTTCGCTGGTGGCGGGCGTTGCTGGAGCCGCGACGAACCCCGTCCAGACGGTATGGGGACCGATCAAGGCAGGCAAGGAACTCGCGGGGAGCGGCAAGTTTATGACCGCCCTCAAGGGCGCACGCGAAGGCGGTACGCAGGCGGCTATGCAGGGCGTCGGTGAAAACGTCTTTTCGTCTGACGATCCGACCGGCGTGAAGCACGGGTTCACGTACGGCGCTGGCGGTACGGTTCTTGGCGCTGGCGCGAGCCTTGGCGCACGCTATCTGGCACGCCGGAAGTTGGGAATGAAGTCCGCAGAGGAAGCTGGTGGCCGTCGTGCGGGGCAGTCAATGGACGCCGACAAGTCCTACGAGGTACCCGTCTTCCCGACTGGCACGGGCGCACCCAAACCGCGAGCGATTGACGTAGCAGGCCCGACGACGGTGCTAGAAGCGCGTCAGGCGGCGCGGAGCGTGCCGGGGCGTCAGGCGATTGAGCCCGTCTTCAAGGCGCGGGAAGCCGAAGCCCCGCTGGAAATCGGCAAGGCGTTCGACGAAGCGACGGGGACGACGGCGAAGGACGCCGACGAACTGGCGCAGGAAATCGCCGTGATTGAGGGGATGCGCGAGAAGGCCGATGCCAACCTCAAGTCGTCCTATGATGCGATGATCGCCCAACTCAAGGAAGCGCACGCGGTCGCGGTCGAAAAGGCCAAGCAGACGGCGCTCCCGAAGGCACTTGACGTACTCAAGCAGGAATCGGGCGGCAAGATTCCTGACGCGGTAAGCGAACTCGGCCTGCTCAAGGATGCGCGGTCGGAACTCGCGGCTAGTACCTACCCAAAGGCCATCGAAGGGACGAAGGGACAAGCGGTCCCACTGACGCCAGAGGCCGAGGCATTCCTAAAGACGCCAACGGGTCAGGCGGCGTGGGCGTTCGCCAAGCGGGCGAGGGCAGATATCGCGCCAAGCGATCCTTCGCGGGCATTGCCGGAAGTGGTCAAGGGTACCCAAAAGCCGCAGGGGTTTGTCCCAACGCAACTCGGTCCAAACTCCGCACTCGCCAAGCCGGAGACGGACATTGTGCCGGACGCCGAGGCGTGGCACGTGATGAAGCGATACCTCGCCAATGCCGCGAAGTTGGATGATGGACAGACGACGGCAGAAGGCTTGTCTAACGTCCACGCGCAGAACGCCCTCGAACTCCACGGGACGGCACTCGACCAACAGGATGAACTATTCCGTCAGGCGGATCGGGCGTATGCCGATCAGTCGGGCGAGATGCGCGCGACGAAGCTCGGGATGTCCACCCAGCGGGCGACGAGCAATCCGCCCGTGCAGGGGGCGTTGACGCGCTCACTGACGGCGGTCGAGAAGACGGCGGCGGCACTTCCCCCGAACGAGGCCGATCTATTCAAACTCGGCGGACAGCACGCGATTGCGTCGATGCTCCGTGCGGGCAAGCGGCCCGGTGCGATTGCGCTCCTACTCAAGGAACCGTCGAGCGATATTTCGCGACAGGTCGTGATGGCCTACGGCGAAGGCGCACCGCAACGGATCGCGGCCAAACTCGACGCCCTCGAAGCCCCGAAACTCTCGCTTCCCGCGAAGCCAAGTCCGTTCGAGGTGGACCCTGATATTGCGGCGGCAAAGCAGGGGTTCGGGATTACGGGGACGCCGACTGCTCCGTCTGCCGCCAAGCCGAAGTTGTCGCTACCGTCGCTGGAGGCGCAGTTGCCAACGATGGGCGCGAGCCAGCGGTCGAATCTCCAGCGCGGGGCGGCTGGTGCGTTTCGTGGGGAGATGTCAGCGGGCAAGTCCTTGGACCTCGGTGTGCCGGAACGCTCGCGCCAGTTCGCGTTCGCCGCGAAGGGACCTGACGAAGCGAAGCAGATGACGCTAGTCGAGAAGGCGTGGAAGGACTTGCTTGAACGTCAGGAGAAGGTACTAGGACAGGGCGCACAGTTGCCCGACCCGACGCGCAGTATCGGGGAGGTTGCGGTGGAGTCGTCCACGCCAAGCATCGGCCTGACGATTGCCCGTGCCGCTCGCCAGTTGTACCGCCATCCGTTTGAGTCGAGCGTCAAGAAATCAGGGATGGAAGATGCGGCGTTCCTGAAACTCTTGGCCGAATCGCCGGAAGACGTACAGGCGGCAATCCGCAAGATTTCTGGTATGGATGATGAGGTTGGTCGGACAGGGGCGATTGCCTCTGGTATGGCCGGACGCCTTGCCCCAACGCCGTTCCGCTAGGCACGAGAGCCCTCCGCACCGTGCGCGGGGCTGACCATCTGATAGGACCGCCAACCTGAGATTGTAGCCGATGCCCGAACGTGTCAAATCCTTCCTCGCCCAGTTTGCCATCCCCGCCCTGCTCCTCGCCTCCGCGTGGGGTGTCCTGCAATACAAGGTGGACAAGAAAGAAGATGCGTCCTCGCACGCGGCAGATGTCCAAGAACTGCGAAGCCAGCAAGCGGCGACCTATTCCCTACTCTTGGATGTGCGGTGTCAGCAGGAGCCGAACGATAGGCGGTGTCGGTGAAGTTCACCGATCCTGTAGCGCAGTACGGACGCAAGTACACGCTTGCGCTCCTGACGCTACTGCTCGGTTTCATCGTCACGATTGTCGCGTTGGCGCTGGCGAAGGGCAGTCCGCAGTACGTGGCCGAGATCGTCGGCACGTTCGGGATGCTCGCGTCCATCGCCATCGGTGCGTACAGCGGTAGCAATGCGTGGATCAGCGGCAAGCACGCGGGGGGCGCGTCATCCTCGTCCACCGTCACCGAAACGAAGACCACACAATCCGCACCGCCAGCGCCTCGCCCGAGTGGTGCGATAAGGGAGGATGGATGAGCTTTTCAACGCGCACGATGACGCCTGCGGATTGGCACGAGATCAAGCACTTCACGCCGGATGAGTTCAAGCACCCGGACAAGATGGGGCTGGAATTCATGCACTGGCTGGACGGGGTGCGCGCGTTGGCGAAAGTGTCCATGCACATCACGTCGAGCTACCGGACGCCGGAGTACAACAAGAGCGTGGGTGGGGCGGCAGACTCGGCGCATACCGACGTACCGTGCAACGCCGTGGACATCGGGAAGTCGCCAACGCCGTCTGACCCCAACTGGAACTTCGCCCGATTCAAAATTCTCGATGCGGCGATAGTGACGGGATGCGGGCGGATCGGATTCTACCCGAATGGCTCGCTCCACTTAGACCGCACCGAGGACCAGCGTCCATCGCCGCGCCTCTGGAACGCGGTCGATAACAAGGCCAAGTGACTATGAAAGCCAAGATCATCGCCCTATTCAAGCAAGTACCGACGTTCGTCTACGTGGTCGCTGGCGTCCTGACCCTCGCCGGAAGCTGGCTGGCGCTGGACCGTGCCAAACAGCGTCAGATCGGGGCGCTGAACGCCGAGATCGCCGCGCAGGAGAGCACGAACGCCGACCTCCGCAGGGCGCAGGACTCGCTTGCGAAGGCGTACCGGACGGACACAGTGCGGCTCACCAAGATACGACGGGTGACTGACAGTCTGACGGTGACGGTAGACCAGTGGAAGCACGACACGCTGAAGGTGGTCGAGTACGTCCAGCAGGCCGACACGACCATCAAAGCCTGCACCCAAGCCCTCGGCACCTGCGAGGACAGGGTGCGAATCGCACAACTTGGATGGGCCAACGCACGGAGCGAGATCGCACGCATCAAGTCGATCCCGAAGCAGGGATGGATCGCTCGCCATACCGCCGCGTCAGTCGGGATCGGCGCGACCTACGGGCAGGACGGGCGCGTGGCGGTCGGGCCGACCGTCAGTTTCGGCTTCCGGTTCTTTCCCTGAGCCAAAGGTAGCGGCCCATCGCGCCTCATACTCTGCCTGACTGACAGCGGTGGGTCTGCGGTTCGATCCTTTGCCTTGGCTCATCTAGCGCCAGAAGTCCCGTGGATGGCGCGCGACCCAGTAGATCAGGGCGAGGCCGACGACAGCCAAGATCGCGACTTGGATCATCATTCTGACGGTCATAGTTCCCAATCCTTCCACCACGAGAGGTAGAATGGGCCTAGGTGGATGGAGACGGCTTCCCTGTACTGGACGATAGCCCCTACTAGAAATCCCTTCGGCGTATGCCAATGCGCCTCGAAACGCCACTTACGCGCGCTCATCGTCCCATACC